CGCCAAAGTGCCGCTGACCTTGGAAGGGTTCAAGCGGTTTTGTCGCAATAATTACGGGGAGGTCCAGCACTATTTTGACAACAAGGACGGTTACTACGAGGACTTCGGGGTTATCTGCCGTGCGATTCGGGAAGAAATCCGAGAGGACCAAATCATCGGGGGCCTGCTTTCGTTCTACAACCCCTCCATCACCCAGCGATTGAACGGTCTTGTAGAAAAGCAGGAAACGAGTATCACCATCGAGCAGCCGCTTTTTGGCGATGGACTTTAAGTACACCACCGCTATCCGCAAGATTCGGGCGATGACCGCTCGGAAGAAGGTGATACAAGGCGGCACAAGTGCGTCCAAAACATTCGGCATCCTTGCGGTGCTGATTGACCATGCCGCTCGGTTTCCTAAGTCGGAAATATCCGTGGTGTCCGAATCCGTCCCTCACCTGCGACGGGGGGCCATCAAGGACTTCGCCAAGATTATGCAATGGACCCATCGCTGGGTTCCCGACCGCTGGAACAAGACGCTACTCCAATACAACTTCGCCAACGGGTCCACCATTGAGTTCTTTTCCGCTGATTCCGAAGCCCGCCTCCGTGGGGCAAGGAGGCAGGTACTTTACATCAACGAGGCGAACAACATTGACTTTGATTCCTACTACCAGTTGGCCATCCGTACCAGCCAAGAAATCTACATTGACTTCAACCCCACCCACGAGTTTTGGGCGCACACGGAGGTCTTGCCCGAAATGGATGCAGAGTTCCTCATCCTGACCTATCAAGACAACGAAGCCCTACCTGATACGATTCGGAACGATATTGAACTAAACCGAGCCAAAGCGGAGCATTCCGCTTATTGGGCGAACTGGTGGAAGGTGTACGGCCTCGGTCAAGTCGGGACGCTCCAAGGGGCTATCTACGGCGATTACACGGTGGTGGAAGGGATTGACCCATCCACAATGAAATTCGTCGCCTACGGGCTTGACTGGGGCTTTAGCAACGACCCAACCGCCTTGGTCGCCGTGTACCGCAGGGGGGATGACTTGTTCATCCACGAACTGCTCTACCATCGGGGGCTGACCAACTCCGACATTGCCACCCGACTGAAGGAGTTCGGCATCACAAGGGCTTGGGAGATTGTGGCGGATTCGGCAGAGCCCAAGAGCATTGAGGAAATCTACCGCCTCGGATTCAATATCAAGCCAGCATCCAAGGGACCCGATTCGGTGAGGCAGGGGATAGATGTGGTCAAGCGGTTTAACCTTCATGTCACGAAAGATTCCACCAACTTGATTAAGGAACTCCGCAGTTACACCTGGGCTACGGACAAGGACGGGAAGGACACGGGGGTCCCGATTGATTCCTACAACCACGCCTGCGATGCGCTCCGCTATGTGGCCCTCAACAAACTCGCCGTCAGCAATTCGGGTAAGTATCTTGTGGTGTAACTTTGGGGCATGAAAATGTACCGTTTAAGGTCGGTCAATCCAAAATCCGACTTGTTTTTAATGGCAGAAAATGCGGACGAACTATCCTTTTCGTTGTACCCTTACATAATGAATCACGGCATTCGGCGAATGTATGCGTTTAAAGAACATGAGTTGGAAGGCGTTGATTTGAAAGAGTTACCCGAAGGTGCTTACATCATTACCGAGTACGAACATGGCCAAGTAGTAGAAGCAATCCCCCCGACCCCATGAACCTTGAATCCATCATTGATTTGCTTTTGATTTTTGGCAGATTTGCCCTCTTATTGGTCTTGCTTTTTGCAATCGGCTCCCTATTATGAAACTCATCCACTACTACCACATCTATTGCGGCGGAGGCGGCCAATGGCAACTCATCATGCACCAACACATGATGGCCCTGTGCAATTACGGGCTGATAGAACAGTTGGACGAGATTCGGGTCGGTATCGTCGGGCCACCAGAGCAGCGGAAGGTCGTCAAGGATATCTTGGACAACTCGCTCGTTGCCGCCAAGATTAAGGTGGTCGTCACTCGAACCAATGCATGGGAGCAGGCGACCCTCACCGAGATGTACCGAGCGAGCCAAACCGAGGATGCGGCCTACCTCTACGCCCACACCAAAGGATGCAGCGACCCATCGCTTATCAAGCAACTATGGTGCAGGTCTATGATATTCTTTAACATCGTGGCATGGGAACGCTCCCTTGCGGAACTGGAAAAAGTGGACTGCGTGGGATGCCATTGGCTGACCAAGGAAGAGTTCCCCCAAATCGCTGACCACAACAATCCCGACGGTTACCCCTACTTTGGCGGTAACTTTTGGTGGGCCAAGTCAAGCCATGTGCGGGAACTCGGTGAGCCAGTTCGGGAACATCGCTGGCAGGCCGAAACTTGGATTGGGAAGAAACCGAACACCGTTGTCTTTGACCCGAACCCAGGTTGGCCCGACCCAAGCAAATTCGTAATCACATTCTAAGGACTATGAAACTACTCGCCAACATCGCCTACCACCACCACCCGAACAGGGTGGAAAACTTGACCAAGGTTATTGAGGCCATCAAGTCCTACCCCGTGCAGGCTGAAATCTTTGTGGACATCAACGACCCGCAAGCGGCTCACGAACTCGCTCACCTTCCCGTTACCTTCCACGCCCACACGGCGATGGGACACCCTTGGGAACTGACGAGCAAGCACCGCCACAGGATTGCAGAGGTGTACCAGCACTTTGACTGGGTGGCATATTTCGAGGATGACATGATGCTGCCCAAGGAAGGATTCCTCAACTTCACCGCACAGTTCGACTCGATGTTCGAGGACAACCTGTACCCGTCCTTCACTCGGATTGAAACCTACCCCGACAAGGAAGGCGAATTTAGCCCCGACATCTCATTCAATTTGACACCGAATATGTGGAGGGAGTGGAACGGCAAGACCTACGCAAGCATTCCGTTTTGCAATAACTACCACGCTTTTTGGATGTTCAGCACGAAGCGGCTTGCCGAGGTATTGAGCCGCAACCCGCAAGCATTGCAGATGATACCAAACAACGGCCTCTATCGTGAATCCCTTGCCTCCCTGCCGATTTGGTCCTTGGACTTGAAACCGATGCTTGAGATGGACGAGAACGGCGAACTTGCGGACCATTGCAAGGTTTACCACTTGACCAACAATTACGCAAATGTGAGCATGGACATCAAACAAATTTTTAGACGATGAAACTTGAAGAAAAGATTGCCGCTTTGCGGTTGGTTCCAAGAATGTTTTTTTTGCCGCTTGACTACTTGAACGGCAATAACCGCATCGATGGCCTCGTTGATTTGTGCGATAAGTACATCAAGCCGACCGACCACGGCGTTGAGGTTGGAAGTTTTTCGGGAGTAAGCAGCAGGGTCATTGCCCTGCATTGCGGCGTTCTGCATTGCGTTGACCATTGGGTTGGAGGCGGTGTAGTGACGCAAGGTGAGCAGATGTTTAACTCTATGCTCCCCGATTATCCGAACATCGTCAAGGTCAAGTTGCCCAGCGTCCAAGCGGCCCAGCAGTATGCGGACCATTCGCTCGACTTTGTGTATGTGGACGCAGACCACTCCTACGCTTCGGTCGTTGAGGACATCACCGCTTGGAAGAACAAGGTCAAGCAGGGCGGGTTTATAGCGGGTCACGATTCGTATATGCCCGAAGTATTGCAGGCGGTTCGGGACTGCCTTGATGAACCCGACCACTTCTTCACCGATACCAGTTGGCTCGTTAAGTTATGAAACTCCAAGACCTCACCATTGACCAATTCCAACGCATCGCTGCGCTGGAGTTCAGCCCCGTCCTCACGGACTACGACAAGCGTGCAGGGGTCGTTGCGATAGTGGAGGGGGTAGATGTATCACTCGTAAGGGAAATGCCCGCCAAGGGGCTGACAAAGCGTTACAAGACGATTATCGCAGAGTGGAACGAACTGCCTACCCTCGCCTACAGGAGGCGGTTCAAAGCAGGGGGCAAGTGGTGGATTCCGACCGTGTTCACCGACGAACTCACGGCAGGGCAGTTGATAGACCTCATGGACACCGACACGACTGACGAAAAGAAACTCGTCCAAAACCTTCACCGCATCATGGCCACCCTTTGCAGGGAAGGCGGGTTGTTCGGTTACTTCCCCAAGAAATACGACGGGGCCAGTCACCAAGAGCGGGCCGAACTGCTCAAAGCCCACGCCAAAATCGGCGATGTTTGGGGGGTGGTCAGTTTTTTTTTGCTAAGTTCAGAATCCTACTTGAAAGTTTTGAGCGACTATTCACGGCACCTCACGAAGGGGATGCAGGGCCAGTAACGAACCCCCTCGCTGGGTACGGTTGGCTCATGGTGGTTTGGCGGATGGCGAACAAGGATGTCTTGAAATTTGAGGCCATCTTTGCGATGAAGGCGGTGGAGTTTCTGAACTATGCGCTCTTAATACACGACATCTTGGAGGCCGAAAGGCAAGAGGCAGAGCGGATGCGCCGCAAGTAGGACACTTTGCTGGGCGGGTTACATTTACCAGCATGGAAACCAAAGTACTTGCCAAGTTCGGAAGCGGCAGTTTGAAGGAGGTCAACATCGCCGACCTTCAAGCCATTGGTATAACCGTAGGCCCGAAAGGTGCAGGCGTGGACCCAAGGCAGCAGGTGCTGATTGATTGGTTGAAGAATATTATCAAACTTGCACAAAAGAACCTGCTCACGGGTCGGGAGGACGGCAAGGATGTGAACG